GGCCCCGCTGGCCACGGCCAGCCTGTACCATACGCCGGATTTGATCTTCATGCGGATTCTCCTTTCTCAAGTGAGGGGAAAAACAGTTCCCCGATCTCATTCTGTCTGATGTCAAGCAGTTCACACATTGCTGTGATCTCTGCGCTTGTCCACGGATTGTGCCCCTGCATCCTGCCGCTCATGGTGTCCCGGCCAATGCCGATATACTTAGCGACTTCCTGATCGCGGTAGCCGCAGCTGTGGAACCGGCCCCGAAGTTTCCAGTACGGAATCTGCCGGAAGGTGCCCTGTATGACCTTCATCATGCTTCGACCTCTTTTCTTTGATGTGTGCCAGCCGTGCAGGCATGGTCAGTGCCTCACTTCTTAGAGCTGCCAAAACTGCCAATGAGCAAGAGCGCGATCCACGCCGCCGTTCCGGCGGCCCAGGTGAACGTCCAGTGCATCAATGCACAGATGGCCCACACGGCGGCGCAGGTAACGCCCCACGAGATGCCCAGAAGAGCGGCAAACGCGATGATGATCGACAGTGCTTCACCCATTGTTCCGCACCCCCTTTGCGTCGGACTCAGCTGCCCGTGCCGCTGAGTCCGCGCACCACTTGCCCGCCGGGGCGGTCTTGCGGGTGTCTTCCTGGGCTGCTGCAGCTTCGTCCCCTTCCAGCAGCTGCTTCAAATCCTCCTGCATCCAGTGGTAAATGCTGGCCTTCTCCGAAGCGTTTTCCTCTTCTTTGGTAAGCGTCTTGCCGAGCATAGTGCGAAATGCACCTCCAGCGACATTAACCATAGCCTGCTGCTCCAACTCGTTGTACTTGCCGATGAGCTTGCAAATTTTATCTCGCATCGTAAATTTCATGTTACGCACCCCTTTCAAACGTGGTTTGTTCCACATTCTCTTTGTGGTCGATGCTGGGCGTCAGGCCAATGGCCTTGAGCTGCTCATAAATGAACCGCTGGCCCGCTTCCGTCCAAACGGTGGTGTTTGGCGTGGTGATCTTTCCACTGTTGTGCTCAAACGGACGGCCTTTGCGGTTTTTGGTGTAACCTTTGCCGCTATACTTTGCGTATAACACCCACTGCCCGTCGCTGTTCTTCCACTGGATTTTCAGCCCGTGCAGGATGCTGTTCAGCTTCTCGCCGCTCATGCCGTAATCCTTTGCAATGCTGGTAGCCGTCCGGCAGTTATCGCCAATGCAAACGGCCCTGGCATACTCTGCATCTGGCTTCAGGTCGCTGTTCTCAGCCAAAAGCTGTTTGTTTACGGCCTTGAGCTGGTCGTTCTGCTTCTGGGCGATAAGCACCGCCCGGCGCATGACCGCTTCCGGGCTGTTCCACTGCGCCTCCACGGCCAAGAAATACTGCCGGGCCCGCTTTCCTCGTTCGTTTCGCTGGATCATGCAGAGCTCTTTGGCCATTGGGATGGTAAGTTGGTGGTCGGTGCTTGGACGGCCACCAAGGGGGTTTTGGACATTTTTGTCCAAAACCTCTGCATAGTCCTCGCCTTCGGTAAAGCCGTACTCGGTCATCCGGCCAAACCATTTGGCGTATGGTGTCTCAATCTTGAGAAAGTCGTGCAGCTCCCGGCCACTCACCGTTGGGCGTTCCGGGTTGTCGTAGCTGACAGGAATCAGCGATTTTAACTCATCCATGCTTTCACCTCCCATCACGCTGCCCCGTCCTGCTGGTTCTGGCGGTCGTTCTTGCGAACGGCGGCCATTCCCATTCCCATCCAGAGCAAGGTCTGTTTGTCGCGCGGATCCAACGAGTCAAACAGCTCGTTTACCAGCGCGTCCGCAGCGTGGGCTCCGTCGATGGGGATGCTGTACCGCTCTGCTGCCAGATCGGTGCGGTTCTTCTTTGCCTTTGCCATAAAATCAACTCCTTCTGTGGGTGGCTCCCACGACCATTTTCGTGACGTGACGAAAATGGTTTCGACCTTTGCCGGAGGTCATCATCAGGTGGGGTTGACATTAGCGTAGGCCAGCTTTGCGGCTCTCAGGGTCTGGAACATCTCAATGACATCATCAATGTACCGACCTCCTACATCACCATACACGCACCATCGCCAGCACCAGCGGCCATTGATACGAACTTCCCGTTGCCGGATGTAGCACTTACCGTCCTCACGGACATATCTATCGGAATCCTTAAACCACCTCATTGTTCAGCCCTCCTTATTCTTTGACCTCGCACACGTCGGTCACTTCGTAGACATCCAGACCGTGCCCGGTCTCGTCGATCAGCCGCTGCACTGCCACGTTCCGGGCATCCACCGGGTCCTCAGCAAGGACCTCATAGCAGTCCCAGAACCTATCAGCCGTGTTGTAGACGTACACCTTATAGCGTTTCATGATTCAAACCTCCTTCTCTCAAGCCTGAAATGCCGGGCACACAGTGCCGCGGAAGTGGGTGAGGCGGATCGCGTGCTTCAGCTCCTTCTCGCTCATGCAAGCGGTCTGGAGCTGGCTGACGAACTTGATCGCCCACCACAGGCCCTGCACCGTCTGGCGGTCAAGCACCGCACGGCGCTCGGCGTCGGTCTGGGCGGCGTTGTACCGCTTGAGGGTGTTATTGCAATCTGCGGCGAAGTTTGCCGGGATGTTGATAGAAAGTGCATTCATGTTTTTGTCCTCCTGTTTGCTTTCGCTTGCTAACCTTGTGAGATTAGTATAGCACACACAGTTAGATTTTGCAAGCATTTTTTCGGATTTTTTTCAAAAATAAGTTGACATAGTTAGAATTTTGCACTATAATATGAAGCGTAAGGAGGGCAAGTAAATGAACGAACGAATCGCGCTTGTCCGCAAGAGCTTAGGCCTTACGCAAGAGAAGTTTGCAGAGCAAATAGGTCTGTCCCGTAACTTTATGTGGATGATCGAAAGCGGCACGCGAGTCCCCAGCGACCGAACGATCTCCGACATCTGCCGCGAGTTTAACGTCAATGAGACGTGGCTGCGCACGGGTGAAGGGGAGATGTTCAACCAGATCACCCAATCGGAAAAGCTTGCAGCGTTCCTCGCCGACATTACGGCGGATGAGGGAGACGACTTCAAGCGTCGATTTGTGGAGATGCTGGCAGAGCTGGAGCCCGAGGACTGGAAGCTTTTGGAGCGGATGGCTGAAAAGCTGCAAAAAAAAGAGGGAAACCCGTAAGGGTTCCCCTTCTTTTGCTACCTTGATTTATTTTATCAGCCTGCTGGCATACACCCAGATCAGGCGCAGCTTGCGCGGATCTGCCTTCTCTAGCAGTTTGGTGATTGCGTCAATGTAGCTTTGCCGGTCTGTGGTGTTCATTCTGATTCCTCCTATTTATAGATGCTGAATTTAATATGTGTGAGGTGGTTCCCGTGATATGGAATGTTGGATTTCGGAAAAATATCACGCGGGTTATCAATGCGGTATTTAAGAAAAAGGACGCTGCAGAAGAATCGCAGCCATTGAAGGTAGAACGACCAAACAGTATTTGGTGCGAAAATCCTCAACCAGTTGTTTTAATTGACCCTGATACAGGGGAGGAATTTGCTGATTTCCCGGAGCACTCGATTCCTGACAGGATTCGCCAAATTTTAGATTCTTTTTTGATAATAGAAAGAACCTCTGACGTTGACACTTTGTTTTCCAGGTATGACTTTATACTTCAAAGCCTTGAGGAGCTAATCAAATATGAAAAAATAGGTTTCGGATTTGATTTTAGTCCCAAAGAACTTTATGACATGATGAAACTTTATCTGTCGGATTTGTTTGAAGTAGTTGTTGAAAATTCATATATCAAGGAACTAGAAAAGCTACTGTCTCTAAAAACTCAAAAGGGAAAACAATCTTCAATTGAGAAGTGGAGAGATTCTTTTTCATCTGACCGCATTACATATTCTATGATGGGGTATGTAACAATTCGATTTGATAAAATGCAAAAGTTGATTGGATGTAAAGAGGTGTAATCATGGCATATACATGTCCTGTCTGCGGCGGCAAGCTGGGCTTGCTGAACCGGGAGAAGAGCGCTGACGGCCTGATCTGCGCCGGATGCAGTAACTTTTTCTTTTCAAAATTGGGCATCCGGGCAGCAAAGCAACCGACAGCCGCCCTTGCTGATTACTGGGCTACATTGGAAGGCCGCCGCAAGGCGTTCAAGGAGACCGATTCCATTTATGATGGAGATGCGCTTTTTGTGTCCATCGACAAGGCAAACAGCCTGTTTTGCTTTGGGCATCGCGGCGGTGATAAAGGCCCTCGCATGATCTACAGCTTTGATGAAGTCGCCGGTTATGAATCTGACGCGCCAGACGATCTGACAGTGACAGAGACCAAGGGCGGCATCGGCCGGGCCGTGATCGGTGCAGCTGTTGCTGGTCCTGTGGGCGCAATCGTGGGCGCTGCCACTGCCAAAACAGAGACCCGCAAGGGTCGCAGTAAGGAGAGCGTATCTATCCACTTTGTGCTTCCGCTGGGCGAAAGCGGCTTGCCGACAACGGTTTATCCCGGCGGAATGACTGCGTTTCTCAAGAGTTGCAAAGGCTCTTCAGAACAGCCGCGGGGCACCGCTTCGGCTGCCCCCAGCTCCGCCGATGAACTTTTGAAGTTTAAGCAGCTACTGGATATGGGGGCCATCACGGAAGCGGAGTACAACGCAAAGAAATCTCAGCTGCTTGGCCTGTAAACCTGTTCACAACCATATTATAAAACCTCCGGTTGTTGTCGTCGATCCTCATTCGTTCCCTTTTTTCAGCGGAAAAATACGCTGAAAAATGTGAATTTGCGCTGACATTTCAGCTTATTCGCAGTTGCAAGGTTGCTGCAAATTTTGCAACAAGTCAGCCGCCAGCGCCCCGCCGGGCTCACAGGCGGCGTTACGAAGGGCTTGCACCTCCGGCAGGGCCTTATCTTGAATGTAAGCGCGAGCAAGGCGCTGCTGCTCCGGGGTCATATCCAAATAGCAGGCCAGCAGGGCACGGGCATGGGTGCGAAAGTGTGACAGATTTTTCATAACTCATTCCTCCCAAGGTGCAGGGGTGCGTTCGGTGCCGGTCAGGATGCTGGCAGGCATTCCGTCGATGATGGTCATTTCGACTTCTTTACTGCTTCTTTGCTCAAAATCCATTTTGCGTTTCTCCTTTCTTTTGTGCACGTCTACGATTTATAATCCAGATTTTACCATGCGCCGTTGGAAAACAAAATACGGATAAAATTTGTCGAATGGCGCAGACTTTTTCTGCGCCATTTTTTGTTAAAAACACACTGGTTTTATGGGGGTGAAAGTATGAGTTATTTTACAGCGAGCCAAATCGGAAAGGCACTTGCAAAAACGCGGGTGTCTGCTGGCCTGAGCCAAGCGGAGATTGCAAGGCGCATCGAAAAAGGAGAGCGCACCGTGCAGAGCTGGGAAAAAGGATGCACCAGCCCGGACAGTGACGAGATCATGGACTGGTGCACGGCGTGTGGCGTGTCGCCCATCACGGTGTTCATGGAGATGACCCACCCGGATCTGTACAAAGTGCCGGATGACGGCAAGGCGGACGATGAGCTAAACGCGGAGTTGCGCCGTATCGTGGTAAAACTGCCGCCGCTGACAAAAAGGCTGCTTCTCTTCATACTGAAAGGCAGTCACGGCAGCAGCCCGCCTGCTGTCATATCGGAGATAGCTGCAAATTTGCACTGCCCGCTCAATAACCGGGTCAGCATATGCGGAACAATCATCGACCAATACAACTTTGCCCAGAGCATGGGATTAGACCCATGCCCGGACGCTCCGCACCCTCCCATTGACGACCTGAAGATCAACTACAAGGCCGGAAGGGCCGCTGCTGAAAATGGCGCATTCGGATATATCGGGCAGAAAAAGGAGTAAGCCATGAAATGCGTGAGACCATGCTGCCGGAAGGAGATTCCGGATGGTGCTTCTTTTTGTCCGTGGTGCGGGAAGAAGCAGCCGGAAGCCGCCCCGCAGCAAAGAAAAAAGCGCCGCCGTCCAAAGGGCAGCGGCACAGTGTGCCCTTGTGTATAGAGGTAGATTTTATGAAAAAACGGGTCAACACGGCATTTTGGGTGGAAAAGGAAAAGCGCTGGTGCATTGCGGTGCAGAAGAACGGCACCCGCAAGCGGTTTTACAGCAGCACGCCGGGTCGCACCGGCCAGCGTGAAGCAAACGCAAAAGCGGATGCATGGCTTGATGATAGCATCCGGGACGGCAAGAAGAAAGTGGCCACGCTCTATGCCGAGTGGGTGGAAGAACTGAAGCTGACCTGCGGCACGTCCTATGTGACCCAGTGCGACAAATACGGCGAATACTACATCCTCCCGGTGTGTGGGAACATTCGCATTGACGAGCTGACCGAGGGCGATCTGCAAAAGGCAATTGACATGTCTTTCAAAAAGCGCTGTCTCAAAAAAGGGGGCAAGCGCACGAGTGATAAACCTCTGAGCCGCAAAACCCTTATGACGATTCGGTCAACCGAAGCCAGCTTTGTCAAGTGGTGCAGGAAAAATCGGTACACCACCCTGTTCCCGGAGCTATCCATTCCTAAGAACGCAAGGTTTGGAGAAAAGACCATTTTGCAGCCCCACGCGCTGAAAACGCTTTTTGACGTTGACACCCGCTTGTGGTACGGTAAAAGGATTTTTGATGATTATATCTATGCCTACCGTTTTGCTGTATCAACCGGCGTGCGACCCGGTGAGCTGGTCGGCCTGTGGTATGGTGACGTAAAGGGGAACACGGTCAATCTGCGCCGCAGCATCAATGTACAGGGCGAAGTGACCACCGGCAAAAACCAGAATGCAGTACGCTCTTTTGACATGGGTAAGGAAGCACGAGAAGCGTATGAAGCTCAGGTGGCATACCTGAAAGCAACAGGCGTACAGTTGAACTACAACACGCCCTTGTTCCAAATCCCATGCCAGCGATCTCTTGTGAAGCGCTGGGAAAAGTACCAGAAATCCAACAACATTGATCCAATGGTAACGCTGTATGAACTGCGGCACACCTTTGTCAGTGTCGAATCTAGCGTCCTGACTGACAGCCAGCTGAAGATGCTCGTGGGCCATAGCAAGAACATGGACACATCCGGTGTATACCGGCATGAATTGCAGGGTCAGCGAGAAGATTTGGCGGCTGCAACGACCGCCGCATTCAGGAAGGCTCAAGGGTGATTCTGGTAACACATTTGGTAACACTCTTTTTTCTAAATGTCAAAAAACGAATCGGGCATAACCCAACAAAGCCGCATTATTTCTACGCTCTTTCGCGCATCCCAGATGCATTTTTGACGACAAACAATCATTTTTTGTTGTTCGATTCCCATTGCCCGCTCCATGCAAAAAGAACGTCATTTCGTTGAGAATTGACGTTCTTTTCTTTATCATGGTAACATTTTTGGTAACACACCGATGAAAAACAGATTTATAAACGCAAAAGCAGCCCCGAGGAACCGTCAGGCTTCCCGGGGCTGCTGCTATGTATGGCTGTTTTGGGCTGGGCGACTTACTTTCCCTGTGCCTTTAGCTTGTCGTGGGTCTGGTCTGCCTGAAGGGCTGCGGGGTGAAGCTATTGTTCTTCCACCACGAGATCAGCGCGGCCACGGTGGTGATGCCGGCGGTGGTCACTCAGACAAAGAGGCAATCTTCCGCATTACGAGCTCATACTCTTTCGGGTACACCAGCTTTATTGCCTTCATGTGCTCATCAAGCACCTGCATCAAACCGCCGAAAGGAACAGAGCTGGCAGCCGCCACAAAGTCGCTTTGTGGTTCCGCTGCTGTGGAGTACGCCGCCCGGTAATCCGTGGGCGGCAATGACTGGATCTGCGTTTCAGGTGCGTGCGCTTCTTCCAGCTCGTCCCGAACAGTGCAGAGGGCGGCAAGTTTGTTGACACTCTGCCAGCTGGTTTCCTCGCACTTGAGCTTGCGGATGTGCTCATTGATCTCGTCAATGTCCATGCCTGCCGCCCCCTTTCTTATGCGTTCCGCAGGATGTCTGCCGCCCGCTTGTAGGCGTCCCGCTCTGCCCCGGTGGCGTCCTGCATCATTTCCTCGATGTCGGAGATCATACGCTCGCGGCCATCGGAGCGGGAGTAATGCCCGCGCACATAGTGACGGCCACGGTTGGCGTAGCTGTTGCCCCGGTTGTAACCGTTTCCGGCATCACGGCCGAAGGTTCCGCGCATATCGGCTTCCCACTCGCCTGTACGGCTGTACTCGCCGTCCTCGCAGTAATCCTCAATGCGGTGAATGTCCAAAATGATGTCCACGATCTCGCCGATCATTTCAACATCACCCGGGGAACGGTTCTTTTTGTCGGTCAGCTCCATGAGCTCGTCGCACATTTCGTCCTTCAGGTGATTCAGTTTATCCAGCATGACTTTATCTCCTTTCTTATGCTACCCGCTCAACGATCAGATTGCTGTTTGCAATGCTGACAGCCTGCGTACTGGTGTTTTTAACCGCTACGGTCACGCAGCAGCCGCGCGGCACCTCGATGAAAGCAGCCACAAAAACGTTGAAGTAATTTTCGACTGCCGCCGGGGTGACAATGGCTGTCGCACTGGTCAGCGGCTCACCGCCGACAGCCAGCGCCACAGAAATAGGTCCCACAGTGCCGCCGGTGGGAATGGCGATATTGCCGCCAAAGCTTACCTTGAAGCGGGCCCTGCACTGCCCGCTGGTCAGACCGCGCAAGGTCACAAGGCCGCTTCCCTCACGGTGCACGATGCAAGCAGGGGCTTTCACTGCGGTCCCGGTCAGGGGAAGGTTTTCACCCGCCGCCACGATGACGGTGTTGGAGTTGCTAAATTCAGCCATTTTATCGGCTCCTTTCATAGAAAAACGCCGGGGCTTTTGCCCCGGCGCTCTGTTTTGCAAAATCAGCTCAGGGGCTGAACATTTTGATGTGGGCATTTCCATTTTGGAAACAACCACTCAAAAAGCTGTCGTGATTCGGTTATGCGCAGCTGCCGCAGCCGCAACCGGTGCCGCAGTTACCGTACTGGTAAGGTGCAGGAACCTGGAATGCAGGCACGGGGCGCGGATTGTAGTAGGCCAGCTGACCGCTCATGTAGGCCTTGAGCGTTTCGTTCTGGGCTGCCTGAGATGCCGCAAGCTGTGCTGCGAACAGCTGCTGACCCTGCTCAGCGATCTTTGCGTCCTTTGCCTCGATGCGCTGTGCGGTCAGGGCGTCAAGGATGGCGCGGGCGTTCTGGTTCTGGTTGTCGATGATGTCCCGGGTGGTGTTCTGCACCGTGTTGCGGGTCTCGCAGGACTGGGTGGCCAAATTGTAGTTGACGCCCTGAATGGCAGAGCGGTTCTCGCAGCAGCACTCCTGCTGCTGCATCTGCATGGCAAACAGCTGCTGCATGAACGCCGCCTGCTGGTTTGCACGGCTGATCTCTGCGGACATAAAGCCGTTGTTTACGGTCTGCTGCACGCCGTTGACAAGCTGCGCCTGCTGGTAGAAGCCATCACACATGCCGTTGTTGATACCATCCATCTTGCGCTCGATGTTGGCAAAATCGGAGGTCAGGACGTAGCCGTCAACGACACCGGCACCGGTGTTGCCATTGCCGCCCCAGTTGCCGCCCCAGCCGCCGCAGAAGGCGAACAGGAACAGGATGATGATCCACCATGCGCCATCATTGCCAAAGCCAAAGCCGTTGCCGCCGTTGGTGTTTGCGGGCTGAACAGGCATGGTCAGAACCGCAGAATCGGAAGAAAGAGACATTTTTGTACTCCTTTCGTGTGTTTTGAATGATTTTTATGCTTGAACCGTGGCCACGGTTACGACTTAATGAGGCAAAAACTGCTGGAACTGCTGCGCCATCGCCTGAAGCTGGTTCAGCTGCTCCTGCGACATCTTGCCTGATTGCAAGAGCTTCTGCACCTCTGCTTTGGGGTCGCCCTGAAAGTTGGCCTTGAACTGCTGAAACTGCTGCATCATCTGTCCGAACTGGCCCATAGGGCCGGACATGGCAGGCATACCGCCGCTCAGAACGTTAAAAAGAGGGTTTGCCATAATTACTTGACCTCCGTTTCAGGCTTTGCGGGCTCTTGCTTTTCCAGCGCCGCACAGCGGGCTGCCAGAGCGTCAAACTCTGCTCGGGTGACAAATTGCCCGCCAGGCTGCTGCGCCGTCTGAGGGGGCATTTTTGTCGCCGCGGTGCGTTCCTTGTAGTCAAAGACGCGGAGAGGCAGCGGCATCCCGCTGGTGTCAGTGCTCTTGATGTAAAAAGCGCTGTTTTCGCTGTCCATCAGCAGTACGCTGTTGCCTGCGGCGACCATATAGGCTTTTGCGCCCTCTTCTCCCTGCACCCAGATGATGGATGGCGTAGCCTGTGCTGTCTGTGCTGTCGGCTGCTGCATCATGGGAGACTGATAGCCCACTCCCTGCCTGAGTTGAGCAAGGTTGTCTGGCATTGGCTGGCCGTAGTATGTCGGCATCTGATACGCATACGGATTGTAAGGCATCGTTTACTCCTCCTTATACCAGTAGTAAATCGGGCATTCTGCGCCGCTGTCCCAGCTGTCCCACCACTCGCCGTCGATGACGGTCATAACGTGACCGGAGCAGCCCAGCACATACACACCGCGGGGGTACTCCCGGGCAAAATCTGCCACGGTGTAACAGGTGGTGCAGTCTTCCTCCACCATGCGGCGCTTGAACCCGCGTTTTTGAAGGTATGCGCCCCATGTGCGGTTGGCACTGGGCATATCGCCGAGGGCGTAGCCGGTGAGCGCCAGCGCAATATACGCCTGCTCCCAGCTCTGACCGGTGGCCGCTGCTACCGCCCGCACTGCGCAGTCCCCGACGCTGCTCCCGCGCGGGTTTGGATTAAACCTGTGCCACATGGTGCGCCCTCCCTTTGCGCCCATAGTACCTTTTCTGCCGAATCCGTGCGTTAAACGAACGTCAAACGAAGGACAAACGAACGCCAAAAAGAAAAAGCGCCCACACGGCACAAAGCTGTGTGGGCACCTTTCTTTTTGCACGCAACGCGTATAAAATTTTCAAAAAATCCTTGACAATTGCACGCAATGCGTGTATAATAAAGACAGTGAAAGACACCGCACAAACGCATAGAGACATGGAGGTAAAAATTATGAAAAAGCTCACTGCTGACGAGTTCGCAACCAAGGTTATGGCCACCGGCACCGAAATCGAGTACGACAACGGCGTTTGGATGATCTACGCGCACCTCACCGATGATGGCGACGTCAAGACCTCTCATCTGGACGCTCGCGATCTGATGATCACTACCAGCATCGAACTTTCCGATGAAGAGGGCGAGGCGCTCATGAACGGCAATCTGGACGACGTTGAGAGACAGGCCGTCGTGGAAGATCTTTACCCGAAGTATCTTGAAGCTCTGGAAGATATGGAGTAAAGAAAAGTCCCCAGCCGATGTGCGAACATCGACCGTGGACTTTTAAAAAGGAGAAGACTATGTATACTACTGCTGAACTCTTTATTATGGCTGCCGATTCGGAAGCATCCAGGGCAGCGTTCCTCAACAACATCACTCTTAGCGTCCCGGATGACGCTTCCGGCTGCATCGACTTGGATGCCGAGAAGGCAAGGCTGTCCACCATCTGGGATTTAGCTCATCTTCCAATGCGTGAGCTGGTGGCCCGCACTGGCCTGTCGCAGACCGCTTTTGCAAAGCAAGCGGGCGTCCCGCGGCGCACCGTGCAGGACTGGTGCGGCGAAAAGCGTGCGTGCCCCACATACGTCAGGTTTCTGTTGGCAGAGCATTATAATCTGCTATAACCTTAACCGGATGAAATCCGTGGGCTTTATATGACTGAAAGGAAGGTTGAATTATGAATAACAAAATTAAAAAGCCATATCTCATTACAGAAGATGGGGTAAGCCACTATGACGAGTTCTGCACCACGTTAAGCGGAGAGCTCACCTCCATCCCGTCTCCGTTTATGCCGAACAGGAAGCCGATGGTCAACAGCAGCTTCCCCGAAGGCAGAGTATACTCTGTGACCCTGCGGGAAAAGGGTGAACTCGGTGCAGAAGCCACCGTCCGCTTTGTCACCTACGAAGAAGCAAGAAGCTTCTTCAAGCACGCTTCTCTCCACTGCAAGACAGTCAGGGAAGCGCTTGCATAAAGAAACCCCCGATGCTCCAAACGGAACACCGGGGGTTTTGTGCCGCCAAAGCGGCAAAGTCTAAAATCAAGAGCGGAACCGCCCACAGGCAATGCCACTCTCTACAAAGGCCGGAGCCTTTCAAATCATAAATCGTATGGCGTATAATGCAAAGACGCATATACCGATAAAACCACGCCTATAAATGCACTATGCCAAAACGGAAGGACGGCTTTTAGAACGCTTGATGTCGCCCCAAAAATAATCAGAGCGAACAAAACACGGGACAAAAAGTGATATATTTTATTTGCCATAATTCGTATAAAATCGTCTCCCGCATGGTACGCACTGCAAGTAGGCGGGCAGGAGCCTGTATCAACGAAAAAGGCCCGCCATGATACGCATCGTTGAGAGGCTTGACGGGTTCAGATATCCACCCTAATGCGCTTCTTCGAGAGGCCGGGTGGATTTGTTGAGATTATTATACCACAATCCGTGCAAAAAGAAAAGCGGCAGACCGAAAGTCTGCCGCTTTTTGAATTGTCAGAGCAAAAGCTCAAAACCAATCCCTAGACAAAATTATTATATCACACATCCAGCATTTTTTCAATGCCTTTCAGTCGGTAGCCTATCGCCGTCCGGCTGTAATGCATCTGTGCTGCAATGTCCGGCAGTGGGAGCCGCTCAACGTACCGCAGTAAGGCTATCTTACGGTCTACCCTCCCAAGCGGTGCGCTTTTAATGGCGGCGATCATCCTCTGTCGGTCAAGTCCTTGCAGCGCAGCGGGCAGCACTACACGAGCCGCCGCCACAGGCAGCACCGAGCCAGAAAGGCTGCGGCAGCTGTCCGGCGTTGCGCACCATATTGCCAAGCACGGCAAACTGGTGACAAAACGTCACCAGTTTGTTGACATTGCCGAAATGGTATGTTTTCGTGAGGTCGCGAAAACGTGCGCAGACCATTTTCGTGATGCCACGAAATTGTTCTTGTGCGGCGAGCATCTCGGTGACGTCACCGAGATGCTCGTATGTAATGCTTGCCATAATATCACTCCTTATTGTGAACAATGAGATAACGAATTGCGGAAATTTTGACGATAACGCTATCATCCGGGTTGTTTTGTTGCACACCGCTGAGCGCAACGTATTCGCCATTTATCCACAAAATATTTCCTTCCAACCGCATGAGCCATTTTCCGCTGCCATCGAAATCAGCGGCATGATTATCCAAGTCGATTTCGAGGTAAAAACCATCGTTCTGTTTTGCAAAGTATTTTTGCAGAATAGAAGTGATTTCTTTCGTACTCATGTTTTCGGAATCAGCAATGACTTTGATGTAGTGGTAATGAAACATTTTTTGTCTCCTTACAGTGTAATTTCCTCAGCGTTCGCCTTGTCATCAGCATCCAGCGCATCGTAGTACGCCTGCGCAAGGGCTTCCACCTCTGCGATGTCGTCCTCCGTCAACAGGCCGCTGTCCAGATGGGTGTACGCTTTGTCCAGCCAGTATGCCACATCACGCCCTGCGGCAATTTCCCGCTTGATGGAGCGCAGTGTCAGGTCATGCCGGGCTTTGCTTTTGATAGCCATAAATAACCTCCTTTAGGTCGTTGTCATGGACGCTACTGCGTCCTCAATGCGTTTGATTGCGATGTTCACGTCCCTCTGATACTCCAGCTTGATGCCAGCACCGTCACCCGCCTGCACCACAGTGTCAGGACCGTAAGTGGTAAGGGCTTTGTAGGCGGCGATTTCGTCAGGGGTGAGCGGGGTTTCGATGGGAGTGGCGAGTATTGCATTCTGCTCAGCCAACGGCTTGGTGCTGTCGAAAGCCGCTTTATCTACCCTCTGCACTCGCACCCCTCTCTCCAAGTCCACCTCGTCACACATCCACTGCTGGCCTGTGCTGTCAGTGTAGCTGCCGCCAGAGGCGACGGGGATGCCGGGTAAGCCGCCGGGTGTGGGGAGCGTGAGGAGCTGTTCACGGTAGGGGGAGTAGGCGGTGATAGCGTTTCTTGTTAAAGAAACTTGAACAGTGGTATTTAACGTTGTACCTTTTTTGATTTGTAGGCGGAGTGAAAACTCCACGTCTCTGGTAAGCGTTACTTTCTGGTTTTGCACATCAGAGGAATATTTCCCGACGAAATAGAAGTTGAGCGTGACAGAAGGACTTAGCCCACTAGCCGTTAGGTAGTAAATACCACGAGTTAAAGGGTGTGCCACATCATCGTGTAAGAGTATGGTAAAATCGTTGGTAGCCGTACCAGTAATTAAAAAACCATTTTCATAGGTAGTGTAAGTTATTCCGTATACGGTCGATTTCACACCGGGTTTAGTGCCCTCTAGCATGTTTGCTCCCGTTACTTTCACCGCCACGCTCCCGTTCTCGCCTGCGCTCACGATAGGCACAGGTGCATCTGGCGTGGGTGTGCCGTCCTGCGTGCTCCGACCGTACACGGTCAGGCCGCACATGGGCGCAGTGAAAGCGTCGTCAACGGCGATGGGGTTGCCTGTTTCAGTGCCAACGAGGATGTTCTGCCGGGCCTTTACTGCGCTGATAGCTTCACCTGTGGCTTTTGCGTCAGCGGCTTCGCCCTCGTGGGTGAGGGTGGTGTCCAGTGCTACGGCAGGGCCGGTCTCTCCTTTGGGTCCTTGCGGGCCGGTATCACCTTTTTCGCCCTGTGGGCCCTGTGCACCCTGCGGGCCGACCGGGCCGATGGGGCCAGTGTCGCCCTTGTCGCCTTTCTCGCCTTTGAAGTCACCAGCGGCGATGCCGTCCTTGAGCGCCTGCAAGCTGTCAGCGGCTTCCTGAGCGCTCTGATTCGCATTGCCCGCACTGGTGGCCGCTTCGCTGGCGGCCGTTTGTGCATCGGTCTTGGCCTGTTCTGCGGCGGTGGCGTCGGTGTGCACGGCATCCACCAACTGCTGCCATGCAGGGGCGCCCGGTTCCGGCATGGTGCCGTCCTCAGTGCCGCTGTTGGCGCTGACACGATACCGTAGGTCTGCGCTGGTCACGGTCTTGGTGCCGTCGCTGCCCTCAAAGGTGACGCACCCGCTCCCGGGCTGTGCGGTCACGCTGGCGGGCACGGCCACATAGCCGTCCACCACCAGCGAGGATGCCGGGTCTTTGCCGTCTGGGACGTGCCAAAACGCCCGAATGGTCAGCCCTGCCCACTCGCCGGTGGCATCGACGTGCAGGCGGTACACGCCCCGGTTCTTGGTGTAGCCAAAGCGCACCAGCTGCTCATAGCCCGGCACTTTGACGACGCCATTGGATGCGAGAGATACGCTTTGCTCGATCATGCTTTACTCCTTGTTGATGGTAGGCTTCTTTTCTGCCAGTGCCTTTTTCATCATGCTGACGGCCTTTTCAATCACACTGTCCAGCACTTCATCGGTAATAAAAGGCTTCAGCCAGTCCGGCAGTGCGCCGCGCAGCGCAGCAAAGACCTGCGCCTTTTTCTTCGCGCCCTGACCGCTACCCATGATGCTGTCCTCAGCGATGGTCACGAGCTCCAGTGCCCAGCGCTTGACGTACTGCTTGTAACCCAGCCGGATAGCGCCAACAGCCAGCGCGGCAAAGCCAATGAGCATCAGTACCAGTGCGATGGGTGCGGGGATAAAGTTAAACATTGCTTCCATGATTTGTTACTCCTTTCAGCAGGTAGTTGTTAATATCGGATTTGCTTTTTTGCATACCTTCGCGGTTGTTGCCGGACAGCTGCGAATCCAAAAGATTTTGTACGCCAACGAGTACGAGACGCATCTCTTCATCGAGGCCGTCAAAGCGGCGCAGGTCTCTTGCAAGGGCCTGTGCGTGCTGAAGCTGTCCCTGTTCCAGCACGCCAAGTCTTTTTTCGAGCGTATCCATTCGCTTGTTCTGCGCATCGTCGGGGGCCTGTGCCTTTTTGATGTACTTGTGGATGATGTCCAGCACCTTGTCGATCGTGATGGCCGCAGCGCACAGGCTGCCCAAGATGCCAAGCACCCACAGTAAAGCTTCTTTTTCGGTCATTTACCCTCCCGGAGACGGGTCAGACCCTTCTTGCTGATGATACCCGCATAGTCCTTGTATGCGTGGCTCATGTCAACATTAGTGCTCACGCCCGGCACGCTGGCGGTGCTGGTGTACTGCCACATGCCAAAGGGCCAGCCGGGAGCGGGCTTCTTCGTGCGGTAGGCAGCCAGCCACACGTCGTAGGGCTTCAGCGCCGCGCCGCCCATGTACAGGAAGGTACTGCCAAACCACAAACCGGTGTAGAGCAGAGCGTACACGCCCCAGCTTTCCACCGTGCTCAGAATGTAGGCCGTCAGGTCGGTCAGCGCGGCCTTGCCAAGCGGCTTCTGCACTTCGTCCTCGATGTCCACGGCCACCGGCAGCTCAAAGCTCCGGCCGGTGAGCAGCTTCTTGAAGTACGCCAGCTCCTTGTCAGCCTGCTCCCGGTTGACTGCTTTAAAGTAGCCATACACGCCGCAGGGGATGCCCAGCCGCTTGCATTCTGCATAGTTGCGGGCAAACTGTGGGTCAGTGTAGGGAGCACTGGGCCTGCCCGATCCGCTGTTGCCCATGGCGCGAATCATCACGCCGTCCACCTTGCCGCTCGCTTTGACCTTCTCCCAGTTGATCGTGCCCTGATATCGGGATACATCCATGATTTCAGCCATAGCGTCCTCCTTACTGCGTGATCTCCTCAAAGCCGCTCTTGATAAGAATTGCCTTGACCTTCTCCTTCAGCAGGCGGGGGCAGCGCTCATACAGCGCCTTTGCATCCTCCATAGTCTCAGCAGACATAATCTCCTGTGCCCACAACATTGCCATCATAAATACCATCCTTTCTAATTTTTGCGTAATTTTATGCATAAACAATCTCGCTCATTTCAAGCAAGCATTGCTTGAGCATCTCGCTTTCTTTTTTCAGTGTCTTGTTTTCTTCCTGCAGCGCCGCCACCGTTTCCGGTAGCTTCTCCCGGGCTTCCTGCTTTTTGCGCGCCTCTTCCTGCGCAGCCAGCTCTTCGGCGGTGTAGCGGATGTACTTCTGGATTGGCACCTGTTCCACCCATTCCTCCTGTGCCTGTACTCCGGGGCGGTCAACGATCTTCTGCACGTCCTTGCCACCGTTCGGATACTCGGTCACGGTCTCCCAGTGCCACTGCTCCTCCACGCCTTCCACGGCGGGGTGCTCCACTGGCTCGGTGTCGTCCACCAGATACCCAAGCGTCAGGTCAGGGTTTTCAATGGCTGCACCGTTCTCGTCAATGATCTTCATGGTTCAAAACCTCCTTTCTCAGGCCACACGCCGCCAGATGTGCACATAGTAGGCGGCAGGCTGCACGGTGTTGCTGCGGCCGTAAATAGAATTCGAGCGGGAAGCGTCGAAATACAAATCTTGCGGGAGACTATTGGTGACATTTGTAGCATCAGCACCGCCATAAGAACTAAATACCCCTGTGTTATAGAAAGCGCCTGTCATTGTAGCTCCACTTTCAGAAATGAATAAATTGTAAATATTTGCTAACTTAGGCACAACAGAGCCAGTAATATTCGGCAAACCGGCTTCGACTGTGGTACCCGCTGCGTGGGCGTAGGATGCACCCATCAGCACCCGGTTCTGCGCAATCTCCTGCCATGTACCGCCGAACAGTGCGGCAGGACTGGTGGGGTCTTCCGAAATCCAAAATTTGATTTTGGCATGGTCTTCTGCCAGAGCGTCTGCAATCAAGGTCTTTACAGCGTCTGCGCTTATCACGCCTTTCAGCGCGTCACCAACAGCCTTTCCGTCAGCCGGAGCGCCCTCGACGCTTAGCGTCTTGTCGGTGCTCACGATGGCCGCAGCCCTGTCCGCTTCAGCTTTGGCAGAAGCGGCAGAGTTTCCCGCGTTCGTTGCGTCTACGGATGCTGACTGTGCACTTTGGGCCGCTTCGGCGGCGGAGGTCCGGGCGGCGCTTTCGCTCTCTGCAGCTGCTGCGGCCTTTTTCGTCGCGGTGCTGGCTGCTCCGGTGGCGGTCTGAGCGGCCTGCAGGGCGGCCTGCTGCTGGCCTGTCACTTCCTCGGCGTACTGCTTGACGTACTCCATGCCTTGTGCAATGTCCTCGCGGACTTCCACGCCGCGCTCAGCCTTACGGATTCCCGCAATGGCTTCATCAAAAGTTTTATCCATAAAACACCTCCTGTCTCATTAGCCTGACATGTACCCTTTGAGCGATCGACTCAAATCGTAAGCATCGGACGCTTTGCGTGCACTCAAAGCTTGCAGGTCGCTGATGCTGGAAAACTCAGTGCCAAATGTAAACTCCTTTTTATCCGGCGAATCCAACGGCTCAACAAGTTTGGAACACAGCAGCCAGGTATCTACACCATGCGGTGCAGAGAAAATGTGCGTTTGCTTTCCAATTGCAATACGGCTGACATCAATATCAGCGTCTTTCAGATCGACCGCTTTGACTGTCATGCCGTTCAGATAGCGCAGATTTTTGGCAAGTTCTTCCTCTGCCGCATCCAGCAAAGACTGCGGCGTGCTTTCGATGCCTTCAATAAAGATCACTTTTGTGATGATGCCAAAAAGCTTTTGTGCAGCCAGATCGTTTGCGGTTTCTGTAATGGTTTCTCCCCATGAAAAAACAAGCCATGTTATCTTTTTGGCACCTACCGCGATCACCCGCGTGTAGATATCCTCTGCTTTGACGTTGTTGGTCAAATCCAGCAGGTTTGTTCCAAAAGCCACCGTCTGGCTGTTTTTATCGGTGATCGCCTGCAGATAGTCCAGATACCGGCGCGGTTTTCCGTCAGGATCTTCTGCATGGCGCAGCACCAGATATCCGCCGTACTTTTCCACCAGCTCACTCTGCAAGATGTCCCATGTAACGCCATAGTTTTTTCCATCGCCAAAGCTGTATGTAGGTTCCTTCACATCAAACAAAAAGCGAGAATCAGTCTTGCCGTTGATAGCAAGGATGTATTTCCCGTTTTGCTCGGTGATCTTAAAGGTCTTGGATTCAGATGCCTGCTCAACGTTGTAAATGGAGTACGTGCCAAAATTCTTGTTGCAAGTACCGCAGACGATTTCGGCTTTTTTCACTTCGACCTTTGCGGCGTACGTTTTGCCCTTTACATAGGCTGCAAACAGACGCACGCGGAAATTGTTGCTTCCAATCCGTGAAATAATGCGACCTTCCGCAATGTGCTCTTCATCGATTTCCCAGCTCAGGCAGGAAGCTTTGTTGATCTCTGTTTCCTCATAGAAAATATTCGTCTTTCCATCCACGGGATCTACAATTCCCCAATGGTAAATGTAATCTCCATCATTAGAATCGTAGCTGTAACCCACCTGCACGACTTTGATGCCGTCGATATAGGGCACGATCATGGGAATGTCCATTTGCACATTGCCAGGAGTAAAAGCTTTGTATGCATCTACCATTCCGTTGTGGTTATCGCAGATCCATTCCAAAAATTGCGAAAAGCTCACATTTTTTGCAGCGTACGGCGCAATGCCGCTATCATTCAGATATGCAAGCTCCCCTTCGCAGTAGATTTTCTGACGCATCAAAAAATCCTGTTCATGGCTCATGGGACGGCCCTGCCAGATGGAAACGCCGTCCTGTTCCACCTCTACCGTAGTGCGCAGCTTTTGCAGCGCAGAGTGTGCCACATTGCCCAGCGGCATGGTAAACTCAAAAGAGCCAGCTTTACCCACTTCGCGGGTCAGCGTGGGGCTGATGAGCTTTTTCGTGTCGGTAATATCGCTGATATCGTGGATACAGATCTTAGTTTTCCATGTGTCTACATCCGTCTGCACGCCAGCATAAACTTTATAGCTCATAGGCTTGCCCCCAAATACTTGATGCTGATGCTGCAGTCTGCCGATGCAGCAAAAACGAGGGTGCCCACCACGCCATCCGGCATAGTAAGCCCCTCGATATACTGCCAGTCGGTGGACTTGGCCAGAATGCCCACCTCAAAGCCATTGAGAGACACCGCGATGTTTGCGGCGGTCTCGCTGCGCTGGAAGTAGATGCCGGCCGCACGGGGCGCACCGGTTATGGACACTTGAACGTCTTTGTTTGCCTTGAGCGGGATATCCGTGTAGTTGCGCACGATGTCCGTTTCAAAGTTGAAGTCATCCCACAGCCAGTCGTTGGTGCCGTCGTAGACGCTGCGCTTGAAGGGGTTGCAGGTGCCGGTGATGGTAAAGGTGCTGGAAAGCCGGTCGCGGGAGGGTGTGACTTTCCAAAGCCCTTCCCAGTACCACGCCGGGTCTTCATCAAAGCGGCACTGTAGCCACTTGCCATGAATGGCATTGGCAATGGTGCTTTCGATGTAGGGCCACTTGCTTTTTGGCGCGTTGCAGAGCAGCTCCATGGTGATGGTGCGCTTTTTATAGTGCACCTTGCCGTCGTCCCATGTGGTCAGGTTCAGCAGCGAATCAGCGCCGGTGACCTGCACAAGGTATTCTTCCGGTTCTGCCGCGCCGATTTTAGGGCTGCCTACCTTGAGGTACAGCCCCCAATCTGTCAGGGTGTGAAAATTGCCGATTTTTGCCCCCAGAAGCTTTGCCATTACACACCCCTCGCTTTCCGTTCCACTGTCACGCCGATGCGTGCATCTACGTTGGTCGCCATGCGGGGCGACAGCACACCCACCAGCTCACCGGAGTCCATGACCACCTGACCCTTGCCGATGTCTGGCAGATGCTCGTCCAGCATCCCCTCGATGCGTTCCAGAATGCTGGTCTGCCGGTCAACAATGGACTGCTGGCCGGTAACGCGGTACTGCAGGGCTGCGCGGGTGGAGAAGGTGCCCAGACTGTCATACACGCCGGTCTTGTCAAAGGGACTCTGGTAGTGGCTGACAGGCTTCTGATTATTCTTCTTGTCCATCCACATGGCAAGGCCGATGCCGCCAGCGACTGCACCCACGCCCAGGATCAGGGCAAGGACGGGATTTGCTGCCACAAAGGACACGATGCTGCCCAGCGCAGAGGTGATGCCGCCTGCCATGCCGGAAAAGCTCTGCACGATGCTGCCAAGAGCGCCGCCCACGCCGCCGGAGCCTGCAAGACCGTTGACGATCTCACCAAAAGCCTTGACCGAATTGGTCACACCGTCGATATCGGATTTTACCCCGCCGTCAGCAAAAAGCTTCTGGAAGATATCAAACGCCTTGCCGATGCCGCCGCTGAAGTAACCTTCATTGACTGCGGTCAATGCCTTATTGAGCCAATCAGAGATCACGTCACGCTGCTTCTGCGATACTTCGCCCCAGATCAGATTGACAAAATCCAGCCCAAGACTTGCCCAGTCACCGTTTTTGGCATCACTAAAGGCGCTTTTTACCATCCCGAAAATGCCCTTATCCAGCTGGCCGGAAGCCTCGCTCAGCTGCTGGTCAATGCGGTTCTGGGTGCCCTTCACGCTCTTGTCGATAAGAGTAGAGGTCTCCGTCACCTTGTCTTGAACGCCGTCGATGTAGGTGATGATCTTCTCGTAGGTCTCCGCGCCGTTCTCGCCGATGCGCTGGCCAGTCTCTGTGACGGTCTTTTTGATATGCTCGCTGCCGTCCGCGTACTTTTCCACCGCCTGCTGCACCTTTGTGGTGATGCCGTCAAAGGTGGTTTCCGAGACGTTGGTAAAGGTTCCCAGCAGCGTTTTTGACATGTCGTCATAAGTCTTTGTGACCTTTGTGACCGTGCCGTTGACTTTGGTCTCGACCTGCTTAAAGGTCGTGGCAACACCGTTCACCATCTCCTTGCCGGTCGTGGTGGTGGTCTCGGTGATGCGGTCTTTGATTTTGCCGGAGCTGTCCTTGACCTTCTCGGTAAGGGTCTGGATGCTGGTGGTCACAGTGCCCAGCGCATTCTGTGCGGTGGTGGTAGCCGTGCTGGAGATGGACGAAATGACCGTTTCGGTAGTGGACTTGGAGCCGGAGGATCTGGATTTTTTGCCTGTGGAAGAACCGGACGGGCTGGTTGTAATGGAGCTGCCGCCGTTGCCGCTGGCTGCCGCCAGCTCCGCCTGACGCTCCGACCAGCTCTTGTTGCTGATGCCAATGCCATTTAATGCATTTTCCCGCATCCTGTTACGGTTACTCTTCCGGTTATTTGCATCCGCGTACTCTTCGTAGGTATCGAAGTCTGCTGTGGCGGCTTTTCCGAGAAAACGGTTGAGTTTATAGCTCAGCTGATCCAGCCATGTGGTGGCTTTGCTTGCGAAGTCCTTGAGAGCGTTTTTTGCCGTGTTGATAGGCTCTGTCAGGCCGGTGATCGCGCCTGCGAGACCAATCCAGCCGTCCGTTTTGTAAGCTTCCTGTGCTGCGACGAGCATATCGTTCAGATTGCCGATTACAACGCCGAAGCCGCTGGATAAATCGCCGGTCAGCAATCCTGCCAGCTGCTTCACATTGTCCTGCAGGGTAGACATGCGGCCATTCATGGTCTGGCTCTGGGTGTCCATGCTGTTGTAGTAACGCCCGCCCTCTTCGGAAGCGGCCTGCAAAGCCTGCGTCAGCAGATCATAACTGATTGTCATTTTCTGCACTTCGGTGGTGGACTTGCCTGTGTAGTCGGCCAAAATGCCGTACACGTCGATGCCGGCATAAGCAAACTGCTTGATATCGGCTGCTGTAGCCTTGCCGGTGTTGGCGATCTGCTGCAGGTTCTGGGACATCCGGTTCAGCTCGTCGTTGCCGCCGCCGGTCGCAGAGACCGCGTCGCCCAGCGCCATGATGGTATTGCGGGCATAGGAAGCGTTCTCGCCCGCAGAGATCAGGTACTGGTTGGCCTGTGTCAGGCTCTCCACGTCAAAGGGGGTTTTTGCAGCGTCTTCCTGGATTTGGCTCATGACCTGCTGGGCGGCTTCCGCGCTGCCCAGCATATTGGTAAAGCCGGTGGTGTATTTCTCGATCTGGGCGTTATACTCGATGCCGGAAGAGATGAACCCCTCTGTGGCACTGAGTGCAGCGGCGTAAAGCTTCGAGAAAACGCCCGCCATGATCGTGCCCTGCGCAATGGCACCGGCCAGAGATTTGCCGGACGCTTTCTCCGTGGAGCTGGCAAAGCCATCCATGCCGTTGTTTGCAGCTTTCAGCGCGGTCGTGGTTGCCCTGAGCTGTGCTTCTGCCTGCGCCAACATGGTCTTGAGATTTTTGGTCTCAGAGGACGCTTTGCCGGTCTTGCCCACCGATTCGTTGTAACGTCTGGTCAGCTCTACTACGGCCTTTGCGGCCTTGCTGTACTCTCCTGACAGCGAAGAAACGGTTTTTTTCGTTTCGGATTGCACATTCTGGATGCCCTGCCGGTAGGCGCTGTCGTCCAGCCCGAGGGTGGCGCTCAATTCAAAAAGTTTCAGGTTCCATCACCCCCTCCGCACAGCTCTTCAAGAGCCTTTCTGTTTTCTTCCGTGATCTCCGCCGCAGACCGCTTGTCGATCTGCTTTACATAAAGTGGGAATGTATACGAAGCAACGTAGGAATAAAGAGCGTCAGCTCCCGCAAGGCCGCCAACGGCATCTGCTACGCAATTGCGGTAGAATTGAACTTCATCGTGGTTTCTGATTTCTTTTTTGATGTGGTCGAGGATATAGGACTTGCCGAAAAGTTCCAGCAAATCCAGACGAATGGTCGAGACCATCCGTTTATATCCTTCCACGCCGATCACATCAAGGATCTCAAAAAAGCCATGAAATCGTCATCAGACAGCGCGCGGGACATTGCTGCGGCCAGCTTTCTGGTGGGCGGAAGCTCTTCGCCCTTATCCAGCACCACAAAGAGCGGCAAGACCTTTTCGGTCACGTCTGCGTGCTCTTCGTAGATCATGCGCATCATTTCTTCCGCATTTTTCGCGCCCTGTTCTGCAATCTTTTTGGCCTTCTCCTCCGGGGTTTCGTTGCCAGTCAGCGGCGCGGGCTGAGTTGCCGCCGCCACTGCGCCCGTGTCAACGATGCACTGCTTGTATGCCTTTGCCAGCTTATAAGTTTTTGCAAGGTACTCCTTGCCTTCCAGATCAATGATTTCCTTCATGTCTTTCCTCCTTACATCAGGACGCGGCCTTTGTGATAGAGTAGAACTCCATCGGGGCCTGTTCGGGGTTCTCAAGGTCCGCAAAAGCGGTCAGCGTGATCTGCATCGAGCCGCCGCCGCGATGCTCAGATTTCAGGCTCAGGCCGCCGGTGGACATGGCATTATAGAGCTTGACCGCGATAAAGCCGCCGCCGATCATGGGGCCGACCCACCAAATGGGCTTGAAATCCGTCAAAGCGGTTTTCAGGCGTGCAACCACGTGGGTGGGGTCTTCCGGGTCGATGTCCGCAGTGCCAATAGCGAGCTGGATGCTCTTAGGGTCTGCGTTGGGGGTCGTGTAAGAGATGGTTGCGGTGGTTCCGGTGACTTCCACGCCCTGCTTCGTATTGGTGGGGGCGTTGTCGATTTCGGAAAGGGTATCCTCGGTGGAGTTCTGATAGGTGATAGTTACGCCGCCCTGTGTGGCGTGAATGACGTTTGTTTCATCGATTTTCGGGGTCTCAAGCGAGAAATCGGACAAAATGTTGCCCGAGCCCTTGGGGATGCTCTTGAAAGCGTCCGCTGTCAAAACGTTGACGTTAAACTTCTTTGCTAAAGTTTCAGCCATACTGCTCCTTTACTCACGGTATAAGCCGTGTAAGTTCAAAAATAAGGTATTCGCACAGATATCCTTCAGGTGTGTTGTTGAGTGGTTGTGCCCAATCTTTATCGTCTTTGTCCAAAAGAATAGCGCCGCCCTCACACTCGATTTTTAAGCCGCCTCTTGAGAAAGCCGCGCTGATCGTATCCTCTGTTTGCAGGATGGGGGCCCTGCCACCCTTGCTGGGGTACCACAGCCGGGCGTGGAAGGATGCCGACTCGTTCCACCCGCCGGGAATGGTGGGCTTGTAGGTCAGATAGGGCAGTGAAGCGGCAGGAGGGATGTTATCTTCCAGATAGCCCGGGATGCCAAAGCCGTTGAAAAAAGCGTTCAGCGCCCGGTTGATGCTCTCAGACGGTCCCATTACGGCAGCACCGCCTTTTTGCACTTTACGGCCCGCAGTCCCATGCCGGATTCCGGCGGGGCTTTGCCCTCATCTGCCGCGCTGGTGATCTGGAAAGTCTGCCCGCCGTCCACCCGCTTGATGTAGTCCGGGAAGGCCAGCGGAACGCCGGTGCCAACAAGTAGCGTGTAAGTGGATGCCGTGTCGGCCTGCTCTGCCACCTGTGCTTCCACAGTGGTATCGTGGCGTTCCACGGCCTCAAACTCGGGGCCGTCCTGCCAGCCGGACACAAATCCGCCCACGCCGTCCGGCTCATAGTTGCGCGTCTGAAAGCGGTATTTTTTGGTAAAGCCCTGCATCACGGTGGATGCAGCGAACGCGTTGACCATGTCACATCTTCCTCCAATGATTGATCTCGGATTTATAGCGGGTCTTGCCGTCTGTGGGCAGGCCGTCCGCGCCTGTAGCCATTGTGCCGGACCACCCGGCAAAGGACTGGGACACATACACGCCACCGGCCGGAAGCGCCTTGTCGTATGCGTCGATTTTTTCAGCCAGCGCCACAAAATCAGGCGGCACGCGCATGGGCTGCACCGTCCCGGTGAAGGTCTCGGCGGTCAAATCGCCGTCCCCGGCCTTGTGCACGCCGTCATTGAAGATGGATCCGCACACGAGGAAATACTGCCCCGGCACTACCCCGGCGGGCACGGTATCCGGCTCAAAAGCAAACTCCCCGGCAACGGGATCATCTGCCCGGTCAAAAAAATTGTGCGTGTAAACGCACAGCTCTGGGACGGTCATGCAAAGTCACCCCCTTGCAGGTTAGACCGATTCACCCGGGGTAATGGTCTGGACAGAGATGCCGTCCAGATACTCAGCAAACAGGGTCACGCCGGTGATGGCGAAGCTCTCAGAGACGGCGGTGGTGTAGTTGCCCTGGGTGTGGAAGCCGATCAGGTTGCTGGCCTCGCCTGCGGTGGTGTACACCAGCCCAGCCTTGGCGTAGTCGCTGTCGGAGGGGTCAACGTAGTACATCACAATGTTGTCCACGGGGGTGGCAATGACCTTGCCCTTTGCGATCTCGCCGTCGGACAGCAGGAAGATGGTGTTGTAGCCCATGAAATCCTTGATGTACTGGAAGCCGTACTGGTTCTGGATGGTGATCGGGGCGGCGCCCAGGTACTCAGCCACGTCCAGGACGTTGGCAAAGCCCACAACACCGGTGACGGTGCGGTGCATATTCTTGAACTTGTTCTCCACGCTGCCCTTTGCCATGGCCAGAGCCATCTGGAAGGTCTTGGGGGTGCCCTTCAGTCTGCCGGTGTTCAGGTACTTGTAGAACTTGTCCGTAACCTTTGCGGTCAGGTCGAACAGGAACTCGTCATCGGTCTTCTGCACGGCCACATCATAGCCATAGTTCTGGATTGCCTCCAGGGAGACGGCCTTGGCGTACTTTTCGATTGTGATCTTGCCGTAGTCTTTCTCCTTGACGGTGTACTGGCTGTAGGGGATCTCCTCGCCCTCTGCCACGGTGCCGCTCTGCAGGGTGCCCTGGGCGTACTTGCTCTTCAGCACGGTGCCGGGCTGCATCCGGATGGGACGCATGATGCCCATGATCTCGCGCAGGTGCTCCCAGTTGCGCTGGAAGCGTGTCACAAAGTCGATTTCCCGGGGGTTGACGGTGATCTCGGTAGTGGTGATCAGATTGGTCTTTGTTGCCATGTGTTAGTCCTTTCCGCCGCCCGTGAAAAGGTCGGCATTTGCTGCAATGGCCGCCTGGCGCTCGCCGGCGTCCTTGATTGCAAAAATTTGGTCTTTGGTCATTTTGGAGCCGGCGTTTGTGGGCGGGTTGTCCACCTTTGCGCCGGTGGTGGTCGTAGTGCCTACGAAGTCGCTCCAATCAGCTTTCAGGCTGTCGGTGTGCTTCTTGGCGTCCTTGACATCGCCCTTATCGTCCAGCTCCAGCTTGTCGATGTCCTCGCCGGACAGCCGCACGACCCGATCAGCATACTTGTCCAGCACCCCGGCGGACTTCAGCAGCTCCCGGAACTTGGCTTCCTTGGCTGCGTGGGTGTCCTTCTGGGTCTGCTGGGCCTTGTAGTCGGTCAGCGCCTTTTCGGCGGCTTCCTTGCCACCGTTGGCTGCGTCCCGGTCTTTCTCGGCCTGTGTGCGGGCTGTTTTTTCTGCATCCAGCTGGTCCTTGAGTTCGTCCGTCTCCTTGTGCAGGGCGTCCAGAATGGCTTTTGCCTTGTCATCGTTGGAGGTTTCGGGGTTCTCCAGAATCGTGCGGATGTCAGCTCTTTTGAGTGCCATGTGATAGTCCTTTCTGCCCTTGCTCGGGCTGCCATGCTTGGCAATAAGGTTTTTATTTGCCGGACGTGCTGCCGGTGTGGTGCCGCTTGCAGGAATCGAACCCGCGTCCGCTGGTTACAAATCAGCAGCTCTACCATTGAGCGAAAGCGGCATAAAAAAGCGGCTGACGCTGTGCGCCAACCGCTGAGTATTAAATTGATTTCTGAGCAGCTACCATAATAACGCGATTCCCTTTTCCATACGCATTATCGCAAAGTTCCTGAAGATGTTCTCTTGCTTTCTGCATTTCAACCAAAAGAATCCGTTCTTTTACCTCCTGCTGGTAAAATGGAGACAGGTCAACACCCTGAAAACTGTTTCTCTCTATCGTCTCTTGAACTAACTCTTGAAATTTTTTGAAATCTTCAACGGTACAACTACATTCAAATCGAGCGGTATAAACGTTGTTATCCATACTTACACCTCCTTGTTTCCTTCTTCCACTGCGATCTCTCGCAGTTCGTCAATGTGCTCCTCCACCGCCGGGCGGAGGAACGGACGGGGTGCCATGCCCCGGGTAAAGTGCCACTTGCCGTTGAAGTCCTTCCAGACCCACGGCGTTTTGCGCCCGTTGCCGTTTGTGGCGTGAACGCCCGTGCCCAGCTCCACATAGACGCTGTAAAACAGGTTGCTGCCGATGGTCACGGTCTTTTTTGCGAGGTCGAGGGCAAAGGTCAGGCTTTGCTTGAGCGCACCGCCCACATAGCCCTCTATGCCCGTGCTGTCTGCCGTGCCGGTGGGCACAAGCAGCTGGGCGTAGTCCTGCACCGTCATGCCCCAGAGGGTCAGCACCCGCTCTGCCCACGAGTCCAGAGCCTCAAGCAACCGCGGGGTGTTGTCGGTGAATTTGATGTCGTATTCAAATTTCATCGTTTAAACCAGCTATCTACTTTCTTTTGCAGTCGCTTTTGTGCGCGCTTGTATGTAGAACTTGTAATTTCTCTTTGGCCTCTATTTGGGTCGTAATGCTCCCGAAAATACTTTTTTGCTCTTTCTCGTTCTGCATTTTCAGGGTTCCGCTTCGGATTATCTATCCCAAGTTCTTTAAGAATAATATTCCTTGCAAAAGTTGTTTGTTTTGATGTGAACTCCGGTTTTGGGTAAGTGTCAATGTTGTGGAACGTGACTGCACGACTGATTTCACGTTCTATCGCATCTGTAGCAACCCAAGACTTTTTTAGCCCTTCAAACGTGTAATTCTTTGCACCAGCGAAGTTTGGGTTGTTTAGAACCCGTTCTGCTTGCTCCGCATAGGTTTTGTATGTTTCTGTTTCTCTTACAAGCTTTACTGCTTGCGCGATCTGCTTACTTTCGACAGATGAAAATCCAGCCCCTTTCGCTTCGTTATAGTCCGTTTTTGAATAGTTGCCGCCCGCTCTCGCGGAGCTGCCCGAACCTCGTTTACTCACGGTAGTGCCTCCTCTCGTATTGAAACGGCTTGATTTTGGTCACGTTCCAGTCAAATTCTGCCGGGCACTTGCCGTACCACAAAATACCGCTTGGTTGCAGCACTTCCAGCGCCTTGCGGCAGTGTTTGGCAAAGCATTCTGCTTCGTACGGGTCAGACTGTGTGCCGTGGCTCGAAATGCTCACGATGGCGTTTCTGGGCTCACCATCAAAGCACCAGTCATAACTTTGCTCGCCGCACCAGCAGAGCGTTGGAATGACGTGGATGCCGTGCGCCTGCCAGTATGCAGCCAGCCAGTGCTTTTTGTAGTGCATGAAAAGCTGCACTGCAAGCGGCATATCGCTGTAAAGCGAAAAATCCGGCGAACATACCGCGCCGAACTGCTGCAAAAGCGGGATATACTTGTCAGGGTTGTTCCAGAACCGTTCAAACTGGTAATCGTCCTTGTAAAAATGCACGCCTTTTGTGGCCTTGTCTTTGGCCGTCAGCGCATAATTGACCGGGATCCATTCCAGCTTGTCAATGCGGATGTCCGTTTCCGGCTTGATTTCAGGGATGCCATACTTGCCCACGCCCGAAAAAATCATCTTTTCGGTGTTTTCCATCGGCAGAATCACGGTTCATCCCTCCAAACCTTACTTTTTCTTCTTTTTTCTCGAAACAAAGCCAATCCATGCGCCGCCTTGTTCGACCGTCACTCCAAACGGCTTTTGTGCAAGCTGCATAAGCTTTGTGCGGTCGCTCGACGACATCCCTTTTAGATCAAATGCAACTTTTGGGCCACTCTTGTCCCAATATGTGGTGTGAGACGGAGAGGAACCATCGCCACTTCGATATTTGTTGAGGTCAACGCCAACTTGCTCTTTCACAAAAGACACAACATCGTTATGCGTTTTCTTGTATCTCGAACTGTCCACAACAACGGCGGCTTTCTTCGTCTCTGCTGCCGCAATTTTGCTGTAATCGGTGACCCATTTTCCATTTACAAAAGATTCAAACTCGTGCTCGTTGGCGGTCCCACCGCTTGCCCTTGTCGAACTTCCAGAGCCTCGTTTACTCATTCTTGACACTCTCCTTTCTGCGTTTTCTCTCTTCCGCCCACCACATTTGCTCGGCTTCTGTGCCGCCCTTGGATTTATACCACTCGGTGTAATCCATGACGGGGGTGGTCTCTTTGGTCACATTGTCCCGTTGCCGTGCGTTCTGCCGGGGATACTTGCCCAGAGCAGAGGACAGCACACATCGGCAGTGGTAGACCATCTCCGGGGCGGCGTTGGGGTCGCCGGGGCGCTGAATCTCATAGCCCATGACCTTGAACGGCTCGTCAAGCTCTGCCGTCTGCTGGTCTAGCAGGCGGTGCATTTCACGGGTGCGGTAGTCGTGGGCGGAGTTCCACCGCTTTTTGACCTCGATGCCCAAAGCTTGAGCGTTGCGCATCTGCTGCAAAGCCCCGGCGTTCTGGGCGCTGGTAAGGGCTGTGATGGCGTTGCTCATGGCCCAGTGGATCTCTGTATCAGCCATCCCGTTTACGGCCTGCACGGCGATGTCGTGGACGCTCTTGCCCTGAATGATGCCCTGCATGACGTAGCGGTTGAACACCCGGGCGTCATAGGTGCGGTTGCTCTCGCTCTTGATGCGCTTGTTGGGCACCATGCGGGGATTCTCTTTCAGCAGGAGTTTGACCGCTTCGGTGTTGTACAGGGTCAGCCCGAACGTCACGCCTGCGGCCTGTTCCAGCTCGTAGAAAGTCCAGTTTGCGCCAAAGGAAAAGATGTTGTATTGCTCATCCCGGGCTAGCTTGTAGGCCGTCTCTTGGGCTGTGGTGCAGGTCTGCGTGATGCCGTCCAGCTTTGCCTGCATCAAATCGGGCTGAAAGACCTGATTTTGCAGCCAGATGCGGTAATCGTCCTCGGTGATCTCGCCTGCAGCCAGCTGCGCCCGCTTGCGCTCGTCCAACGCTTTGTACTTTGCCAGAAACTCGGTAAGCTGATCCTGCATCTCCCGGCGGGCAGTGCCGTACACCCGGAGGATACGGCGGCGCAGGCGGTTCAGCTGGCGGGTAGAAATGCGGTCACGGTCAGTCATAAGTGCATCACAAGCTTTGCAACGTTAATGATAAACGAGCTTACCCCGCAGCCGAAGAAAAAGCCAAAAACTGCGGCGCAAATATCACGCTTCATCTGTTCCATCTTCGCCCTCCTCGCCCACGGTCTCCCGTGTTGCGCTCTCAGCCATCAGCGCGGCCTTGGCCTGCTCCTTTTGTTCCGGGGTCAGGTTTGGCAGCAGGTCAATGGCCATGTCCTGCCCGATGATCGGCGCCTCAGAAATCACCATGCTGACCTGTTCGGCGGTGTTGGTGATCTTGCTGCGGTTGAATGTCGGCATAGCGTTTTCAAAGCCAGCCAGTGCGCAGATCTGCCGGATGAACGGCTTGACCTGCGCCTCGAAGTCGTCTGCGTTCTGGTTCAGCGGTTCATAGGCCGCATCCAGATGGTCGTTGGTGCTGTCCGCGCTGACACAGTGCACGTCCAGACCGCCGAAGTCTTCATAGACCCGAGTGTGGAGCAGCTCCAGCAGAGCCTGCCGGGCCGTCACGGGAATCTCGGTGGTGTAGGGGGTGATCTTTCCGCCCTGGCTGGTGTCTGCGCCTGCAATGTGGTACAAATTCAGCTTGACAAGGAACTCCTGCAGCTCGTCATCGGTCATGCCGTTGAAGTTCTCGCACAGCCAGTAGATCTGCGAAAAGTCCTGCAGGTCATTGCAGAAGCCGGACATCACCAGATCGGTGTTGTCGATGTAGGCTTTCAGCCCCACAAGGGTGCTCTGGTGCAGGTCGGAACCCCACAGCGGCACAATGGGAAGAGCGCTGTAGTTTTCGCCCTCCACGCTTTCCAGACCGCCGCCGGGTGTGGTGACGGTCACGCTCTTGTATGCCTGCTTCGACACGGTCTCCTTCATCACATTGCCGATTTGGCTTTCCGTGTACTCGGTAAAGCCGTCCAGCTCGTACAGGATATAGTGCATATCCGTGTCCGGGTTCAGTCGCCAGAAGCGCACACCGGCCTGCAAAAGGCCTGTCTTTTCATCGTACAGGGGCGCGAACTCGGTCAGCTTGAACACAACCAGATGGTCGTTGTTCCAGAACCCGAAGCTCTCGCCGTGGATCAGGGCGAAATATCCGGCTTTCTGGATCTGCTCGTCAAAGTTCTGCCCCAGCCTGTCCTTGTCCACGCCATCGTCCGCAAAGACAACGCCGTTTCCGAGGGAGTAGGTCGCCCGCTGCTTGTTGAGCCTCCTGAAAAGATTGCTCTTGACCATATCGGGGTGTTGGGTGTCCTGCTTGGTGTTTTTGGATAGGCGTTTCAGCATCAAAGCGTAAGCCTGTGCGAAGCGTTCAGCCCCCGGGTTTTTCTGGGCATCGTACAGGTCGGCATCCAGCGCCATCTTGTACGGCTCGGAAGCGCAGTGCTGCTGCACGAACTGCCGGATGAAATCGGGCTGTTCGCCGGCGGCTTGCGCCTTCTGGAAGGTCTGGAATGTGTATACAGTGCTCAAAATCAATCCCTCAGTTTTACAAGGCGCTTTGTGCGCACAAAATAGCGGATAGCGTCCATGCAGTGGTCGTTGACCTTCAGCACGGTGTCGTCTTTGTCCGGGTCCCAAGCGTACACGCCGAACTCTTCCAGCGTGTGCTTGCAGTCTTTGTAGATCTTCAACCGCCCGGTCTGCAGCATGGTCTGCACGTCCAGAATGCCGCTCAGAACGTCGTTATTTGCCGGGGTCTGGGTAAAGCCGTTTTTGCGCAGCTCTGTAATCAGGGGCAGGGCAGAGGGGTCAACGATGATCCTCTCCGGCTTGAGTCCGTTCAGCCACGCCTTGAGGTCTGTGACGTACTCACCCACTGTCTTTTGCCGCTTCTGTTCGCGGCCGCTGTAGTAGTACTCCCGGGTGACGATCCAGCAGTCTGCATCTGCCTGTTTTTGGAGCAGCAGGAACACCGTTGCGTTCTGGGTGCCAAAGTCGCAAGCCACATAGGCGCTCTTTGGAGACAGCGCCGGAAGCACATCAATGACGTGTTTCTTGCGGTCGAACATGTCATATACAAGCCCCTCGGCCACCGTCCACAGGCCTAGAATGTAGCGCTGATAGAAAACGCCGCTGTACTGGCTGCGGTATCTGGCCTTGATGTCCTCGGAAAGTGACAGGTTGTCGTCCATCGTAAAATGGAGATACATCATCTTGCGGGAACGGCATTTCCGCACCCATTCGAGATAAAACCAGTGCTGCGGGCTGCCCGGGTTGCAGTTGAACCAGAACTTTGAACCGGTGACAGAGCAACGGGCTGTGGCCTGATTGACGAAGCTCTCCGGCATCAGGGCCACCTCGTCGAAGAACGCTCCGGCAAGGGTGATGCCCTGGATCAGGTCCTGGCTGCTCTCGTCCTTTCCGCCGAAAAAATAAAACTCGTTGGTTCTGCCGCCCTTGCTGACGGTCATGCAGTTTTCGGCCCGATGTTCCTTTACGTTGTATCCACGGGCTGCAAGCTGCTGCTTGAGCGTCCCCAGCACGTTGCGCCGGAAGCTGGCAATGGTCTTGCCACACATGGCAAACTGCTGACCGCTGTAGCAGGTCATAGCCCACTGGACAAAAGAAAAGCTCATGGCAAATGTCTTGCCTGAGCGGATAGCGCCATCTGCAATAATGCCGTTGTAGCCGCTGTATGCGCTCTGCGGTGTCCACCAGCTCAAGACCTGCTTTTGCCGCTGGCTGAGGGCTTTCCATCGAAAACCGTTACTTTTCCGCATGGTCGTCCTCTTCCTCTGGCAGCATCTCCACGTCATCCGGTGGGCTGATGTCTGCGGCAGCATTCAATGCCTTTATCAAGCCATCATCGTGACGCTCTTCCTGCTCCGCTTCTTTCGGCTTATCGCTCCAGCCAAAATTAACTTGCAGGCTGAATCTTGCCCCGCTGTTTCCGTCGCGATCATAGAGCCGTTCTTCGGCGTATCTCTCGCATCGAAGCTTCGCGCGCGTTATCGTGTCAGAAAACTCAGCCTTTCCTTGATAGTCAATCAAAGATTGCCGAGACTTAAAACCCAACGCCAAAGCTAGACCGGTGACAGTTTCTGGACGTTCGTCGATTTTTATCACGTTTCCGTATTTGTCCAAAACAGGCTTTCCGGTTTCGTCTTCTAGGACGCTCCCTTCACAGCTTTTGAAGAACTCTTCGATTTTTTTCTCAAGTTCTTCTTTGCTCTCAAAGACGGGCGGTCTGCCTATCCTTTTGTTTTTGCTGTAGGCCACCGCCACCACCTTCCTAAATCCACGATTTCTGTTTATTCAAGCCATTCAGCCACGATTTTGTTTATCTCTGCTCTGGATTTCTTTTCGCGAATTGCATCGCTCACATCAAGAACAATGTCATTCGAAGAGCTGCCCGAACCTCTTTTACTCATTCTTGGTGCTCTTCTTTCTGCGCTTGTGCCGCATTTGTCCAAACAAAAACAAAAGCCCGAAACTGCTCAAGCTAAATCTCAAGCTATTTCAAGCTAAAAATCAATATGCCACCAGTAGGATTTGAACCTACAACCTGCCGATTACAAGACGGTGGCTCTTCCAGTTGAGCTATGACGGCATATAAGCAGCGCCCGTGCATTCAGTTCGTTGGACATGCGTCAAACGGTGGGCGCTGCTGCATCCGGAACTTTCGCGGCCGGATGCCCCGCTATTGCGCTGCCCCCTCATAGGGCACGCAAGCACTCCCGGCAGGGCTCGAACCTGCAACATGCGGTTTTGGAGACCGCTGCTCTACCGCTTGAGCTACCGGAGTATAAAAGCCGCCCTTGGAATCGAACCAGCCGTGTCTACACACACGCGCCGCGCTCCAAACTGCGCTCAGGCGGCATATAAAAACAGCTCCGGTTTTCCGCCGGGGCTGTTGGTTGGCGCACATCCTGTCAAGAAAGCTACACCTTGGCAAGGATTCTAAGGCCTTTTCTTGGCACGGGAGGTTGTACACGTGCGGCCTTGCGGGTTGTCTAGTCCATGCGCCATACGGTGCGATACGGCGGAATCGAACCGCCTCCTGTCTCTCATGAGCGGCAGGCTGCCTTTGTGTCAGTGTATCGCATAGAAGCAGCCCGCGAAACGTGAAGAGAGAACAAAAACCTACAAGCTTGAAAGGAGGAAGAGGAAAATGCCAAGAAGGGACACGTTTCGGAGGCTGCGTGGCAAGCGTCTCACCGCTTTCGGCGGTTCCGCTTATACCAATTTTACCACATCTCACATGTAACAACAATAACGACAACATGTAAGAAAATTACATAAATTGATGCCAAATCTGCGCAAGCTGCTTGCATCCATCCCGCACATACAAAGAAACGCGGTTTTCGTTTGGCAGACCAAGACAGCGGGCCACGACGATCTGCTTTTGGTTCTGGACGTAGTAGCCATACAAGCATGCCTGCATCATGTCACTGCTTTTGGTGCCTGCAATGTACTTGATTCTGCGCTTTGCTTCCACCCGCAAAACTTCTAGCTCGGATTGCAGCTCTTGCATCTTGCGCTCGTTTTCGTCTGTTTCTTCGGCGCAAAATGCGATTTTGTCTCCGTGCCCGGATCCTCCGGGCATTCCGGTCATGCTGGCAGTGCACTTCGTGGCCTTGTCATGCGCTTGCCGGATGTCCAGCTGGATACGGTCAATTCGGTCGTCCATAGTCCGAAGCTGCTTAAACCACGACTTGACGGTGTGGTAGTCCACGCCAGTGCTGGGATTTGGCGTGTCGGTGTCAGGTGTCCATGTGTGGATCATGCCGCATTCCCTCCCGTGGTATAAAAAATAAAAATAGAAAGTGCTACGATTACAGCCGGAATCACAATTTCAGGTTCTTCCATTGCAAGCCGAAGAATAAGCAAGTATCCGGCAAACAGTACAAAACAAAAGCTTAAAAAGCCAAGCGTTGCAAATCCCATATTACTCCTCCATTTCTTCAATCCAGATCTCCACTCTGGGGTTTTGTTTGTCGTAATCCACCCTGCTGCCATCGTGGGCGGCGACAATCTTGCTGTTGTCATCCTCCAGTACGTGGGCTTTTACCAGAATGTCCGTGGTCGCCTCGATGAGGTTTGCCAGATCGACCCGGCGGGCGGTTTTCATGTAGTACACGCACCTCACGTTCACGCGGGCAGAGATGGGGCTGTGCGGCCTTTTGATTTGCCGCAGACAGTCCGTCTCATAATCCACGTAAGCCTTGCTAGGGGCTATGAATGGGGTCTTTCTGCCGAACTTTGTGAACTTGTACAGGATGCGCTGGCTGTTTTTTTTGGTGACAGGGTTGCCGTAGATGGTCAGCTTCATTCACCGTCCTCCACGTAACACCAGCTTTGAGGCGGACGGCAAATGGTGCATCCGTCGATTTTGCAAGTCGGTGGAATCATGTAGTGATAAGACGGTTCATAGTTTTCACAACGCCGATTTCCGCAAACACAATTTGGTCTGCCCATTCTCCAAAAACCAAATCTTGAAAATTCATCAAGGTCTCTGGGCTTGTCATAAATCTTCAGGTCAGAGATGTGCCAGCCGTAGCCATTACGACCTTGCAGATATTTTTTAACGGTTTCTTCGGTCAGGCAGGCGGCTTGAAGCAGTGCATCTGCCGGTTTATACCACCCGTCCGATGTCAAAATGCTTATGTCCATCATCGTTCCGACGTGGACGAGCTTGTCGATTTTGTCGCAGGTGAACTCGCCGATCACTCTGCTGTCCATTTTCTGCACGCCAGCCTTGGGCGACTTCATAACCCAGCCATCGTGACCGGTGCAGTAGATGTACACCTTAAACGGCGTTTCCAGTTTCGGACGGGTCTTGCGCACCTCAATGGTTTTTTGCCCACGAATGATGAGGTCGCACCATTCAGGCCGGATGCTCAGCAAGATAGCTTTCATTTTTTCATCATCCCTTCCATTGCCAGCTGCTCGCACTGCTTTTCAGCTTCCCTGCGCTGCTGGTCATACTCAAACAGCATATCTGCGTACTCATTGCCCACCCGGCGGATGGCCGTTTCCAGCATCTCCGTCACAAGGTCGTGATACTTGTCCGCGCCCTTGCGGCTGTTTCTGGCAGCTTCCCGGGCTTCCCACAGGTCGGTGAGTTTGTCCCGCCTGTCGGCGGTGATCTCGCCATAGCCGTAGGCATCCTGGATCTGCTCCATGCTTTCCCAGCCTTCCAACTCAGCAAAGGGGTCAGCTTCAGCCTTTGCCATGCTGCGGGCTTTGGTCTTTTTCTTGACGTACCGGGTCAGACCGTCCCGCATCACGGCGCGGGCATCGTCCATCGCCTTGCGGATGGCCTTGGCTTCCCGCTCTTTCTTGAGCTGGTCGGGCTGGCTGGCCCATTCGGCCATCAGCTCGGATTTCGTTTTCGGTTTCATCTGCTTACCCCCATTGTTCGGACATAGCCTTTGCAACGCCCGGAAAAGTTTTTGCACGGTTCTTTGCACGGTCAGTGGTAAACATGCCCTTGTGTTGCTCACCGTGCTTATGCGAGTAAGAGCCGGACGGGCACCATGTCGCGGTAGGTTCTACAATGTTTGTCGGGTGCAGCGGCGGTACACCGCGCTCCCACAGTAACGTTTTCTTGCTGTATGGATGTCCGTACTCGTAGGGCTGTATTGCCTGCGTAGGCTTTGGATAATCAAAAATCTTGCTGGGGGTAGGATTCTCAATCACAACTTTTTCGCAATCTGCTGCCCACACGGCAAGAAAAAGCGCCTTGCCGCACAATCCCTCATAATACCGGGAAAGATTGAGCTTTCCTCCCTTGTACAGGTGTCTTGCTCCCGCGTTGCTCGTCTTTGTGCAGGGGACAAATGCGATAATCATGTCCCAGCGGGGCACGTCATGCACGGTTCCGTCCATGGTCACGACCTGCCCCCCTCGATGGCCTTTAAGCAGTCACCGAGAATGTGCCACTCAGGATGCCCGCCGGACGGCTCGATCAGGTCGCACGAGTAGGCTTCGTGACCTTTCGCCCGGAATGCTTTGCACACTTCCTGCGATTCCTCACAGGCAATCAGCACTTTCATCGTTTTCTTCCTCCCATCCATCCTTCTTTGTCGAAATCGTTGCGGCTGATCCGCTCCGCCGCGTGGTTCCCGTTGGTGTAGATGCGCTCCGCTTTGAGCTGACGCTTGTACTCGGCGTACTTCGGGCAGCTGTCGTGACAGATCGGGTGCCGGTCGGGGCAGTGAAAGCAGGGATCAACAACCTTCATCCTTCAATCTCCTTCCTTGGCGGTTCACTCGCCCGCAGCCTTGCCGCTTCACGGGGGGCTGTGGTGATATCTGCCTGCGCCTGCTTCAAAAACTCGGCCCGGCGGTATGTAAGGTCCGGCATTTCAGCCAGCTCCGCCAGCCCTCCCACGCTCCCGGCATAGGATTTTGCCGCCGGGGGGAGTTGGTCATACAGGGCTTTCAGCTCTTTCTGTCCGTCACTACGCAGCAACCCGCCCTTTTCGTCAATGCCGGTCACCATCGGAAATTTGCGCCAACTCAAAAACGTCTGTGCCTTGCGTGCCGCTACAGCCAGAGCTTCCCATTCAGCGGACGGGTCAAGACACTGGGAAAGCTGCTTGAAGATGTCGGCCACCGTGACCGGATAAACGCATACCCGGTTCGCCGCCAGAAAAGCCCGCTTGACAGTATCGCCGTCATAGTCACCAAACTGGTACGTCCACACATCAATGGTGGTCTGCATCTCCTCATCGGTCAGAGGCCTAGCCCCTAGCTTGTACAGCACAAAATTCATGCGGATCAGCTTTGCCACGTCTTCCCGCGTCATGTCTCAAACCCTCTTTCTCTGTCCATCTTCGCCAGCACCCGGGCAAGCTGGTCGTCTACGGTCTCGGTTGGCTGCTTGCCTCGCGGTCTGGCTTGTCGGCTTTGTTCGTTGGCTTCCACGTCTCCCGGCGTGCGCAGGCCGTCTCGTTTCCATCCGGACAATATGCCGTTGATGTAGCTCCACGAGCGCTTTCCGGCTTCTGTAGCCTTGTCGATTGCCAGCAGGATCATCTCTGTGCTGTACTCCTGCCTCCACTTCTGCAGCTTGTCCAGTGCAGAGCGCGGGAAGTCCCCAACGGCCTGCTGATAATGCTGGACGATTTTAGAAAGTTCTACGTCAACGGCGGCGGGGGCGGCGCTATTATATATATCCCCGTTAGGGGATATAACAGTTCCAGTTCCAGTTCCAGTAACAGTTCCAGTTCCAGTTCCAGTTCCAGTTCC